TACTACTCCTTTGAAGTTCTTTTTACTGTCATTACGTATATGGGCTTTCAGGATTATTTCTGCGGAAGTGTCGGAAACTTTGTCGTATGACACGAAAAGCCCGCCGCCTGCCATTTCGTTTTCGAAATTGGGATCGGTGATGAAAACCGGACGATGGGCTATTAGCCAGCAGTCACGATAGATGCCGCCAAAATAAGTATAATCCAGTACATCCTGTGCTTTGCCGGGAGGATAGCTGGGGTCATTGCTGTTGTCTGCCCATACGGCTATCACATTGTCTGTTTCCCAATTCAGTGCGTCGGTGACATCAACGACTACAGGCAGGTATCCGCCAAAGTGTTCGGTCAATAAATTGCCGTTTACGAAAACTTTGCTTTTCCCCATGATAGCTTCGAAATGCAGGAAAAGTTTTTTGCCTTTCAATTCATCTGCCGGAGTGAAATGTTTGCGGTACCATACCTCGCCTTGATAGTTGATACATCCACTGGCCTCAGTCGGTACATATTCAATGCCGTCGGGCAGGGAAACCATTTTCCAGTTCCGGTCATTAAAGTCGGTAGCTTCTGCACCTGTAGCGGCTCCTTTGTGGAATCGCCATGCCGGATTCATGGAATATACTTCACGTCCGGAGTTTGCCAGTTCATAGAAACCGGCAGTAGAGAATTCAGGTTGGTGGGCTGCCTGCATCTCATAGAGAGGGAAAAATAGTAAAGCGATGAGATAAAATAAGATGTTTTGTTTCATGGTTCTATGTATCTTGATAATTTAATGAAGGTCAAAGATAAGAAATAAAAAAATACTGGGGAAATAAAAAAGAGAAGCAATTCTGCTTCTCTTTGATTGAAGTTGCGGAGGCCTGACCTTATTTGTCTTTTTATAAGATGATTGTAATTGAAAATCAATGATATACATTCCCGAAATTGGTTAAAATTATATGGGTATGTCCGAAATATGTCTGTTTTTTTATGTATTTTCTTTACATTTTATCCATCAATATTTTAATCGTCCTTTCTTTTTCTTTGAGTAACTGTTTCAGATGCTCTATTTCTTTATCTTTATCTGCTATAACTCCAGCGGTAGCATTACCATATATGGAAGCTGCACTTCCATCACCAACGACTGATTGGTTGAGCTGACAATTCTCATCATCAAACCAATATGAAATGGGTATATTTAATATTTTAGATATTGCTTCCAATTTAGCGGCATCAATACTTTCTTGGGATTTCCATTTAGTTATAGTAACCGCAGTTACCCCCATTCTATCAGCAAAATCCTTTTGAATAATTCTTTTTTTTCTAAATAATTCATCTAATTGATTTCCAAAGTGTTTCATATCTTTAATTAAAATGATAGGAAATTAATTATTAAAGTATTTGGAAATTAATTTCCTTAAATTTATATTTGCATTATAAATCTACAAAACAATATTCAATATTTAATTAAATATGGAAGAAAAAAAGAAGAAAAAAACAATTGATGGCATGGCATTACGAACCTATTTGCGCAGTTTACCAGTATGTGAATCATCTGAGATGGCTAAAAGGCTCGCTGATGAATGCAAGGTGCCAATTTATACGTTTAATAATTGGCGGAGTGGTTTGGTACGAATACCTGAACTAGCTAAAGACAAAATAGAAGAAGTGGCTGGAGTGAAAATATTTGATCGTGAATAACTTCTGATTTTTTAATTGTGAATGATATGAAAGTAATATTATTAGTAGGAGCTCCTCGATGTGGAAAAACTCAGTTGGCACTTCAAATGTGAGAAAACAAGTGTAGTGTTTTTTATGATGTTAGATCATCAAGTCTTAAAAGTTTCCTGGAGCATATTGATACAAATGTTGATGTAATGGTGTTTGATGACATCCCGGAATGGCAGTTACAGTATTACGAGGCGTTGGTCAGAGGGGATTATTTTCAAGGTGATTTTACAGTTGTTCTGACAACAAATTATTTTCCGGAATGGGTGACAAAATATCCAAATGTATTGGTGCTGGACGAGATTGGTATAAAGAAGAATGGATCGTCTGTTATTGCTAAAGTAAGAAATTATGAAAGGTGATAAAATAGAAATGAATAAAGGATTGCTTGAGGCATGGCTTGAAGCAGTCCACGAGAACGATCTTCCTGTCAATATTCAGACAGGAAGGGAATTCAATGATTGTAATGGTGACCGGACAGTGGAGGTGCTTATGGAGTATGACGAAAGTGACAAGATGCTTGTTATGGGGCTTTGAATGCTACGATTAATGAGTGGGCTGGCCTAGTTTGATTCAGATTTAGATATGAGTAAAAAAAGAACAATGCAAATAGACGTAATTGAGGAAGTAAAAGGAACTCAATTCATGCAATGCAAACTGTATATAGATGGCAATGCGAGTGTTATTCTTATGAATAAATTCGATTATGAAAGGCTGTTAAGCGATAGTTTTTTTGTGCGTGATGGTAAAAATTGGGATTCAGCCGGAGTGTTGAATACTACTAACACTTTCATCGAAAAAGATTAATATTTAAAACCGAATAGAAATGAATAAAATAGAATTAGATAAAATATATAACGAGGATTGTCTTGAGGGTATAAAACGCATTCCTGATGTAAGCATAGATGCGATAATAACCGATCCCCCCTATTTTATCGGGATGACGCACAATGGAAAAAAAGGGGATTACAATGACTTAATTATAATGAAGCCTTTTTTCGATTCACTTTTCAACGAATTTTCAAGAGTAATAAAGGAAAATGGGAAGGTATATATATTTTGTGATTGGCGTACTTATGCATTTTATTACCCTTTGTTATTAAAACATATCAATGTGCGGAATATGCTTGTATGGGACAAAATTAGCGGCCCGGGTAGTAGTTATACATTTACTCATGAATTGATATTATTTGCTGAGAAAGGCGTTCCCTATATGAAGGGGAGCAATATATTTCGTTTGCCCGGTTTTTCAGGAGGAGCGAAAAAAACGAATGGGGAGATGCTCCACCCGACACAAAAACCTGTGGAAGTCATAGAAAAACTTATTACTGATTCTACCCAAGAAGGTGATTTGGTGCTTGACTGTTTCATGGGTTCAGGTACAACTGCAGTAGCCTCAAAAAAACTTAACCGGAATTTTATCGGTTTCGAAATTCAAGAAAAGTATATCACTATATCTGAGAACCGATTAAAACAGGTCGGAATGCAGTCTACTTTAGATTTTAAATAACAAATTCAGATTAAAAATGAGTGAAACAAAAATCATATTAGATGCCTGTTGTGGCAGCCGTTGTTCGGTCACACCACCGGAAGGCATGGCAAAACTATGTGGATGTGTTTTATGAAACTACCAATTAACTAATAAGAACAAGTAATGAGCAAATATCAAACAGAAGCTGGGATAGAATGTACTCCCGAAGAAGATAAGTTAATTGACTCTTTGGAAACGACTTGCAAAAAAGTGGGAAAAGGATGGTAAGCGTCTTTGGCTGTATTCAGCCAGTGGCTCACTTCACGTAATGATGCATGGAGATACAGACTATAATCCTACACCGGAATTTACGCAATATGGAGGCAGCAACATTGATAATAGTGTAACTACTATTGATGGCATATTAAATGATGGTGGAGATTGGTAATTAACTAAAAACTAATGAGAAATGAAGCAAAAGATAGAAGAAGCAAAAGGAAAAATTAATCGCTATTATAGCGACTTTATTGAAAAATGCCTTGAAGTACATGGCATTGATTTAACAACAATCATCAGTGATTGTGTAACGGCTGGTTATGAATCCCGTTCGGATGAAATCATAGAGCTTAGGAGAGAATTAGACAGCATGGAAGAAATGAATAGTGATGGTAATAAAATTCTGGATGCTATTAAGAGAATGGCAGCAGATGACAATAAAGGTTTGAGAATGACCACTACGATAGTCGATGTTAAAGATGATCCGCGCGGCTCAGTCGTTGGCTTTGGAACTGAAAAAGTTTGCGGAGATGATGCCCTTGCCCAGACAATGGGTTTACCAGGTAATTATATGGCATGTGCCTTTTTTATAGATCGAGAAGAACTAAAGAAATACCTCTAAACTAGATTAGATATGAAGAAAATACTGACAATCACTCTTGAATCTGACAGAGGAATAATAGCTACAGAATGGGGGGATGGCGTTACAGCCAATGATGTTATTGCCATGTGTGAATATGCGGAAGGTGAGGCTCAATACGAGCTTGATTCAGCAGATATTGGTGATGGGAATTTGGGAGCGTAATAAGACTATATGCTGAAAAGTACCCTCACTAGGCTCTATAACTTAGTGAGGGCCAACAAAACAATTACTAAAATAAAAACACTTCGCCAAATGTTTTTATCCAAATTAAAACATTGCAAATGTAATAAAAATTGAACTACAATAAAAATAAGATTATGAATTCCAAGAACAAACAAATTGAAATAAAGGCTTTTCTCTCCTTTATATTGGAACAAAGCAAGGAGGCCGGTTTATATGTTTCCTGTACAATAATGTCGGAAGAGGATACCGGGGATAGTTATGAGATATTTGCTGGACATGGTTCCAGTTGTGAAGGGGCAAGGTTGCACAGGCTGCTTTATGGTGCGATAGCTATGAATGAGAACTTTCGGAAGGCGGTGACGTCCGCTCTGCTGGAGTACGAGAGGACTAAAATAGTGAACCGGGACAAGATGTCAATGAATTGAAAGGGGCAAAGTATTCCGGGAACATCATCATTTTCGGTCCATTCCGGGTTACTGCAATCCGGTAATTTTGTGTTGTCTTATGAAGTTGCGGCTTATTTATATGATTATTTGTTATGTATTTTAATGAAAACGAAATATCAAGGATAAAATCGGCGTCGGATGGCAGGCTGCTTGACGTTGTGCAAGATTTCCGGGAACTGAGAAAATCCGGCAAAGATTATGTTTGCGAATGCCCTAAGTGTAGAAGCGCGAAAAAGTTCACGGTCAGCCCCGGCAAGAATCTGTTCAAGTGCTTTTCCTGCCAGATTGGCGGGGAGGGTGCGGTATCGTATCTGATGAATGTCGAGGGATACGGTTATACGGATGCGCTGGAATACCTTGCAAAAAAATTCTGTGTCCTACTGGATCCACATCCGGATAAACCGAAGGAAAAAACAGTTCGGAAGATGAAAAAGGGAAGCAAGGCTGCCAAAGGGCAGGACACAAATTCTTATTGCTCCCGAATGCTGGCCGCCTCGGGACTGACATTCGAGGATGTCACCGCCAATGTGTACAAGACTGACGATACGAAATCCGTGTTCCAGTGCCGTACTTTCAAACCGGGAACGATTGACGAGCGGGGAATGCTGACGGCCAAGGGGGATGATGTCATTATAGAATATTATGATCTGGACGGTTTTCCTGTCCGTTATGTCCAGAAGGATTCCAAGCGCAGGGCGGCTGGCGAGATGAAGGAATACTACCGCATCCGCTGGCAGTTCCCGGAAATGCATCTGGACAAGGAAGGGAAACCTTTTAAATACAAGTCGCCACGAGGATCCGGAACTCCTATATATATTCCGGAAAAGATACGGGCAGCCTTCAAAAACGGTACGAAGATAGACCGTCTGTATATTCAAGAGGGTGAGAAAAAAGCGGAGAAAGCGTGCAAGCATGGCATTCCATCCATAGCCGTGTCGGGTATACAGAATCTAGGAAATAACGGTTCGTTGCCGGAGGATTTTGTCAGGATCGTCACCGGCTGCCAAGTCAGAGAAGTGGCGTTTGTTTTTGATTCGGACTGGGATGACATATCAAGCAATATCAAAATAAATGATCCGGTGGAGAAACGGCCTAGGAATTTCTATTCCGCCGCCAGGAATTTCAAGGAATATATGCGTAGCCTGAAGAACCGTGACATCTATCTGGAGATATTTGTAGGGCACATCCGTAAGAATGACGCAGGAGACAAGGGCCTTGATGACTTACTGGCCAACACCCTTTTGGGAAAAGAGGATGAGCTGTCCGCGGATTTTGACTATGCCTGCAATGACAAGAGGGGTTCCGGCCGATATGTGGAGATGTTCAAGATTACCGGCTTCACAGACCACAGGCTGATGGAGCTTTGGTGCCTTCACTCCCATGAGGCGTTTGCTGAACGGCACAAGGATCTGCTGAAGAATCTTCCGGAGTTCCTGTTCAACCGTTACCGCTGGAAATTCGATGAGGACGGCAAGGTCGTGTCAGCCCAGCCTTTTGATTCGGACGAGCAGTTCTGGCGGGTGGTCAAAAGAAATGAAGGAAAGGATAACGAGAGGACGGATTATGAGTTTTGCTATGTGAATTCCCAGAATTTTTTACAGAACCGCGGATTCGGACGCCTGAGAAGGCAGGACAAGAGTTTCCAATTTATCCATCTGGAACCTCCTGTAGTCCGCTCCATAGAGGCAAGCGACGCCCGGGACTATCTGTTTCAGTTCGCCAAGCATAATTGCTGCATGGGTGTGAACGAGATGCTGATCAAAGGCGTGTCGCAGTATGTCGGGCCGGACAAGCTTTCATTGCTAGAGTACATACAGCCCGAGTTTATCAAACCTTCCCGGGACAGCCAGTATTTTTATTTCGACAAATCGTGCTGGCTGGTTACCCGTGACAATGTGAAGGAAATGGGATATGAGAATATCTCCCATCACATCTGGGAGGAACAGAGACGTAATTATCCAGCCAGGTATCTGGGGAAACAGCTCGTCACTTTCAGGAAGGATGCCGATACGTATTCCTATGAGCTGACTGGGGACGGACACCGCTGCCATTACCTGCAATTCCTGATCAACGCCAGCAATTTCACATGGAGAAAAAAAAGTAGCGAGGTAACTCCGGAGGAGGAAAATGAGAATAATATCCATCTGCTTTCCAAACTGTGCGCCATCGGTTACATGCTGATGGAGGCGAAGGATACCAGTGTGGCGCGTGCGGTGATCGGCATGGACGGGAAGCAGTCTGAGGTCGGTGAATCAAACGGTCGTTCCGGGAAGTCCCTTATAGGGGAGCTCATGAGGAATGTCATGCCTATAGCTTATATTCCCGGAAAGAACTCCGACATCTTCAAGGATCAGTTTGTATGGAATGACGTGCTGGAGAAAACCAAGCTGGTGTTTATTGATGATGTACTGCAGAACTTCAATTTTGAATTTCTGTTTCCGAATATAACCGGCGACTGGAGTGTGAACTACAAGGGAGGGCGGCGTATCACGCTGTCATTCTCGCAGTCCCCTAAGATCTATATCGCCACGAACCACGCCATTCGTGGAACCGGGTCCTCTTTCACGGACCGCCAGTGGCTGCTGGCATTTTCCGACTTTTATAACGACAAGCACAAGCCGGCTGATGATTTCGGCTCGTTATTCTTTACCGAATGGGATTTTGACCAATGGAACCTGTGCTGGAACCTGCTGGCCAACTGTATCCAACTGTATCTGACATTCGGCGTGGTCCAGGCACCGGGAGAACGGCTTGAAGAACGCAAGTTGCGGCAGGAGATCGGGGAAACTTTCATTTCCTGGGCCGACGAGTATTTCTCCGCACCGGAGCATATCGGTTGCCGTCTGGTGAAGAAGGACCTGTTCGATGCCTTGTGCTTGTATGATCCGGCCCAGCGGAAATACAACACCCCCGCTTCATTCAAGAAAAAATTCGTCATGTATTGCAAATGGAAAGGCTTCGTATTCAATCCCCAGAAATATGACAGCAAGACCGGACTCCCCTATCAGGTTGACAAGGACGGACGCCCTGTCGTGGATGACAAGTCCGGCGGAGTGGAGTATTTCACGGTCGGTACCGGCAAGGAGATCATACAACCGGGAGAGGATCCCTTGGACCCTGATCTTCCGGGAAATTTGAGACTGGACTACTGACATGGCACGAAGTTATCAGGAAATATTGGAAAAGGTAATGCCTCTGGCCGGGCGTGACCCGGGCCGTTTCAAAAGGTTTTATGACCGGGTGACGGAGTTATTGCTCCGGATTCCCGAGGGAGGATCCATCATTGTATCCGAGCACTGCACGGCCCGCTCTTTGGAACTGTTCATGGATGTGGCCGAAATGTGTATCATAGAGGAGCTGTTCCATAAGAGCATGAATGACGCATTGCTGGAGTTTTCTGATGACAGGAGTGAGATCCGGCGTTGTCCGGCCTGGCGGCCTGCGGTCCCTTACAGGCATTTCTACTCGGATAGAAATGTATGATATATCCCAATTTATATCATTGTAAAGTTAGTGATTTTTAGTGAGATATGCAAATAAAAAGGAAGCAATATGCTGAAAAAAGAGAATAAAATTTTTGTGGCGGTATGTCCTGATGTCCGGACACGCAGACAGATGATTTCAAGGCTTGCGGTCAGGCTGGGGTTCGCCCTGATACCTAGTGATGCGGCCAAGCTGATACAGGAGGATCTTTATTCCTGTGATCTGTCCACGGCTTATTTCGTGATGTGCGCCCAGTATAACTTCAGGAACTCCCCTGTGACCAACCAGAGGCTCTATGAAATGGCCGCCAGAGGCTTGTGTGTTATTGTGGGCGTGCGGTCGCTCCCCCGGGAATACGAATTCATAACGCAGGTATTTTATCCTGAAGACATATAGTTTGAAAGTCCGGTTTTCCGGACTTTTTTGTTTCCCCTCATACCCCTTTTCCCCGGAAAAAACATTTTGGACAATCGTGCGGTCTGTTCGAAAACGGGCCGGCACATATATTCTTTTTTTTATTTTTTAACTTTTAAGAAAGATACCCTTATAAAAAATGAAGAAATTTTCGTGCAATCGTGCAGATACGTTTTTTTTGATTGTAATGTATTGATATATAAATATTTATGTCTGCACGATTTTTGCACGATTCCGTTCGATTTGTTCAAAAACGTATTTTATGGCTTTTTGTGCGTGGTTTTACATTTCGTACGAAAATCGTGCGCGAATCGTGCAGTGTATAATATGCTGATATATAGCGTGTTATAATGATATCAATCTTCGGATCGTACGGTTGCACAAAAATCCCCCCTTTGTTTTTCAAGGGGGGGTGCAACGGCCTTCATGATTCTTTTGGCAGCCGGCCATCTTTAGCCGGTTGTTCTTTGACTATCTCAATTTAAATCATTACTTTTGTATAAATACATAAGTATATGATTACCACGAAGATAACGATAGAAAATTATTTAGCCGAATATCTAATAGGCAAGTATGGAACTCCGGACAGCAAGGTTGTCCGCCTGCCTTCAGATCTTGATTTGTACCATTTCGTCTATGATCTTTTGCAGAAACGTCCTGCCGGATGCCCTGTGGATAGCGGAAATCTGGAGCTTGTGTTGCCGGAGCGCCGGGAGGCACACCTTCCGGGTGGCAAACCTTTAGCTACCTATAATTATATAGGCGAGAGGGGAGCCAAAATACTTTCCAGAAAGATAAACACAATGATGCGTGCGGAGCTTCATGACCTGTTTGATGAAAACAAACATGTCTATGGTATAGACTACATCAATTCGGCTTGGTACTTTCTCCGGAAGTATTGTATTGAGAGCCTGAGCGTGGAAGCACTTCTGAAAGATTACCAGCGCTGGAGGCGGAAGATGCGTCGTAAAACCTCCGTTCGAGAATATAAACACAGATAATTTTATGTGACGTAGCGTGTCGTTTTGTCTTTTCCATGTCCTTTTTGGGGATGTTTTTATGTGGAAAAATGGTCTTTTCATGACCGGGTGTGATGACCGCCTCTCCGTGTCCTTGTTCATGGATGGATCTGTTCTTTATTTTGCAGGAAAAAAGAACGGATGAATCGTATTCAGTTAATATTCAATGAAAAATGGGCCATGGCTAGAGAGGATTATTACAATCTGGTCTCACTGATCCTTCCTTCAATACATTCCGGCAATTTTAAGGAGGTAGAGGCATTTTTTGAGAAAGATGCCGTGGCCGCATACGCATCAGATCTGAATTTTGTGGGACGATGGAATTTGGAGGATAGCGATCTTCCTTCCGACTCGGTTGCCGTTATTGTGCTGGAAGGGACGCTCTATGCCTGGGAGACGTTCCGCCTTCAGGAATATATTGCACAGGCGGCAGCTAATGACCGTATTGCAGGCATCATTTTGTGGATAAATGGACCGGGGGGAATGATTACCGGTCTGGACAATGCGTCAAAAATGATATCCGAATGTCCCAAACCCGTAGTCGCTTACATTGCCGGAGCTTGTGCTTCCGCACATTTTTGGCTGGCGTCAGCCGCAGACAAGCGCTTTCTTGGCTCGTTGATGTGTGAGGTGGGTAGTATCGGTGTTGTGGGTACCTATTATAATGCCAAGGAGGCCTTGAAAAAAGAAGGAATCGATTATCGGGAGATTTACCCGGATTCGGCCGACTTGAAAAACAGGGAACACCGGGAGATTGCGGAAAACAATAACGAAGAACCTTATAAGGAAAAGCTGTCAAAGCTGCACATGATGTTCTGCCGGACTGTTTCGGAGAACCTTTCCATCGCTTATGACAAGGACTCCCCCGTGTTCCGCGGGGCAACCTTTATGGGTGATGAAGCGGTCAGGGAAGGACTGGCGGACGGTTATAACACTTTGGAGGGAGCTGCGCGCTGGATTCTGGCGCAGTCCGTTATCAACAAGACAAATCAAATCTTTTAAATTTTTATTTTTATGGGAAAGTATTCTAAAATGTCCACCTTCGCCGGCGCAATCCTCGGGTTGCTGGGGCTGAAGGAGTGGAAGAAGGCTGAGGACAAGGATATCCTTGATGCCGATGATGTAGCCAAGCTGAAAGAACTTGGCTTCGATGAGAGGTTCATTACTCCTTTCGGGGAAGCGTTGAAAAATGGTTTTAAGGATGAGGAACCGCAGGCCAGTCCTGTTGAGAACTCGGGAGAGGCGCTGATTCGTGGTCTGCTGGCGCAGAAAGTATCCGAAATGGCTTCCTTGCAGGAGCAGTTGGATGCAATAAGAAAGACAGACGGGGAAAAGACGCAGGCCATCACCCGGAAAGATACCGAAATAGCTGAGCTGAAGCAGAAGATTTCGGTACTGAGCGCATTGCCAGAACCGGACCATGGTGCGGGTGCCGGTCTGAAACAAAATACGGGTGCCGGTGCCTTCAATCTGGATGATGACAAGCAGCTTGGAGGTATGCAGGGTGAGATGTTCGCACTGGACCGTCCGTATAACATGCGTGCCCGCGCCGCTCTGCTCGCATGTCAGGGAATCAATCTTCAGGTCCGTGCGGAAAGTTCCGTGGATTATAGCCGTCTGAAGGAGGACCTTGGTGCGTTTTACCGTATCCGCTGGCAGGACCGTTTGCAGTCATTCCTGACCAAGCTCCCCAGTATTGAGAGCATCTTCCCGGTGGAGAGCGGATATCAGGATTTGGCCACTCTGGTCAACATCTGGCTGGGTGAGTTCTCGCAGGCTGACAACACCTCCAGTGATTTCGACAATGTCACCAAAGGTGAATATGAGTTCGACAACGAGACATTGCGTATGTTCAGTGTCATGTTCGCCCATAAATTCCGTGACCTGAAGCAGCTGGAAAAAACCTGGATCGGCTCTCTCAACAAGGAAGGATCACAGGCGATCAAATGGTCGTTCATTGAATACATTCTGGCGGAAACAGCCAAGAAGCTGCATAACGAGCGTGAACTGCGCCGTATCAATGGCGTGCGCAAGGATCCTGACCTTAACAAGCCGGGACGTGCCATGGAAGCGGCCGACGGTCTTTATGAATGGCTGAGAAAGAAGATTGACGGTTTCATTGATATTAATAACGGGAAAACTGTCTACCAGATCAAGCCGTTTGTGCTGGGTGAGATCACGGAAGCCAATATCGGTGAGAAACTGTTCCAGGGTACGGGAATGATTCCTGCCGTGTACCGTGACAGCGGGCAGCTGGCCCTGTATCTTCCCAGCTATATGGTAGTATGGTATCACAAGTACAACGAGCTGCACTATGGTGTGAACCAGGATTATAAGGCCAATATGATGTACATTAAGGAATATCCGGCTGTGAAGCTGATTCCGATTCCGAATGCGGACAATCACCAGCGTATTTTCTGGACGATGGAGGGCAATATCAAATGCTTCGAGCATGTGGCCGGTGAAATGACAAATTTCAGCTTGGAACAACAGGACTGGACGCTTAAGGTATGGTCCTTGTGGAAGGAATCCATCTGGGCGCGTGCGGTAGGTTTCAAATATACGAAAAAAGAGGATATGGACGGCAGCCGCCAGATGATCTTCTGTAACGAGTATGACCGACCGGCATCTTCCTTCATTGACGGGGAGAAGGACAAGAATCCGAACGTAGCCCTGCATACCAGTGTGCAGACCGTGGCCAACACCAGCCTGTTCACCATTACGGATATTGAGAACGCTGAAGTGGGTAAGATTGTCACCATCAAGTGTGGCAGCGAGGACAAGGGGGTAAAGATCACCAAATCCGATAAGTTCAGCTTGATCAGTGCCGACTGGATACCGAAGAAAGGGGACACCATACGTCTGATGAAACGTTCTGACGGGAAATTCATCGAAATTGGACGTGATACGGCAGCTTCCGGTGCATTACAGTTCGCCAACGATGCAACCACTCCATCCTTGGCAGGTGCGACGGTGTTCGTAACGGGAACCAATACCCAAGCGACGGCCATCACGAATTTCACAGATGCGGTGGAAGGTGAAGTGTATACCATTCACGGGGCCGGGAATACGAATGCGTCCACTATCGCTAATAGTGGTAATTTTGTCCTGACTGATGCCATGACGCTCAGTGCCGGCAAATTTATCATGCTGACTTATGCAGGTGGCAAATTCTATGAGGTGGCACGTGGTTAAATTTACGGGCGGAGTAATCCGCCCCTGTTATTCATTTTAAATTGTTATAATTATGGCATACGTTAAAAGAGCAGTGAAGCGCCCGGAAGGTAATCCGGGTAAAGGGATCAACCCGCGCGACATGATGAGTATCATTGATGTGGATGATATTCTGGTGTTCCCAGTACGTGATTCGGCCGGTGTGTTGATGACCGAGAACATACAATTGAAGCCTGGATGTTATTCTACTGACATCTATTTCACTCCCGGTACTGTGGAGGTTACAAGCAATACAGACGGAGATCCTGACGCACTTGGTTTCACCCCTACGGTCAAGGGGAACCATCCGGGAAACAAGCAGGCGGTCCGTGAGTTCAAGACCAACTGGCTCGGCCGGAAATGTATCGTAATAATGAGTTACTGTGACGGTCAGGACAAGGATCTGTTCGGTTCTCCCTGCAATCCCATGCAGATGGGAGTCAACTATACCGGTAACAAGGATGCAAACTCCTCTGAATTCACTTTTACCCAAATCAGTAAGGGGGACGACATCGCCATTTATAAAGGTACTGTTCCTTCGGAAGAACCGGTGGCCAGTGTGACTGCGTCTGCCACCACCATCCCGTTTACGGCGGAAGGGCAGTATCAGCTTCAGGGTGGTGAGGCGGAAATAAACAAAGTGACCGGCGGACGGCACGGCGCAGTGATGACCTTGTTGGGAGTAGCGTCAGGTGTGGCTCCGACAATTGCCCATGGCGGCCAGTTCCTGCTGCGTGGCGGGGAAACCTTCACCGCCAGTCCGGGCAGCCAGATAACCCTTCAGGCTTTTGAATCCGGTTCCGGTACATGTACATGGATTGAGCAGAGCCGTTATCAGGCATAAGTCATATTCTTATTTTAGTGGTTTCATTATTTCAGGAAAGCGGGGCTTCGGTTCCGCTTTTTTATTTTTCAAAAGCATATTGTAAGTTTGTTAATAACAAACTTTTTCGTATACTTGCAGTATCATACAAGCGCGGGTGGCTACAGATTAAAAACAAATATTCCGATAATCAATCGTAAATTGATGCAGTATGAAAAATTTGGATTTACTTCCTCTTTCTCCAGAGGTTAAAAAGAGACTTGATGAGTTTGCCAGACAGTATGCACGTATGGCGCATATTGTAATTGAAATTGTTTCCTTCTCCGAAGGCCGTCTGATTGTCCGTGCGGAGCAGAAGGATCTAGTGAATGGACAGTTCCTTTCCAAAAAGGAGCTTCACGAGCGTGTCCAGGAAATGTTTAAAGGTGAGATTCCGGAAGACTGGAAACTGACAGTTTCCGCTGTTAATTTTGACCGCAAGGATATTGACGGTATTACTGTCGAATGGGTCAGGAAACGTATGGAAAAATTAGGGATGAAGGCCAAGCACCTGAGCAATTATACCGGGATTGACAAATGTACGGTATCGTCCATACTTTCCGGAGACAAGGATCTGACCAAATGGCATAAGGTGGCATTGTATTATTTCTTCAAGTATTATGAGGTGGCGCAGTTCTGATCGGATGTGGCAATATGGTATTGCCCGGCAATTGCCGGGCTTTTTCCTTGTGTAATACATTGCAAGTGCTGTTGTTGTCAGGCAGGCAGAACGCCATTTCCGTTTTATGGTATGTGGAATTTTGCTAAAAATATATAATAAGCAAAAGATTATTCGATGTAAACTTGAATAATAAGCAAAAGATTATTATTTTTGAATGTCGATTAAAAACAGCATATAATGAGTAAGGAACAAATTAAAAAGGACCTCACAATGCAGTTGGGGGTTGTAAAAATGAAATTGAAACAATTGGTTTTTATTGAGGAACAGACCGGGATCAGGAGAACTGAAGAGATAAACGCCCTTCTTGACCGTCTGAACCTGATAGAGAAAATTCTTAAAGAGATGGAAAATGAGTAATAACAGTGTTCCCCAGCCTATGGGGAACTTAAAAAAAAATAAAGAGATTATGACACTGAAAGAGGAATTGGACGCTCTACGTCCGTTAATGGGAACAGAGTCCGGGGAGTTTTATTCCCGGGTGAAACATATAGCTGGTACTTATACGAGTGAAGGGGACAAGAAGATGATTGCAGATTTCATGGATGAGTGCTTGAATGGGATTGGTGGTGAAATTGCTGGCATGGAGGAGAGAACCATAAAATTACAGCTTCAGAACATATCCGAGATCATATCGTTGTCTTTCATTGCGAAACATTACTTTGGCAAAACGAAAGAATGGCTATATCAGCGTATTAATGGTAATGTGGTCAATGGGAAGCCCTGCCGGTTCACAGACGAGGAGTTGGACAGATTCAATCATGCGCTGAAAGACATTTCTCAAAAAATAGGTTCACTCAGACTTTCTTATTGAAAGCTGTTTTTTATTCGACACCAATCCATGCAATTGAACCGTTGCATGGATTTTTTTACTCATTCCTGTCTTTTGCCCGGCAATTGCCGGGCTTTTTCTTTGTATGGTACATTGTAAATGTTATCGTATGAAAGAAAAAATTATTGCTTATCTGAGCGGTCCCCGTCCGTATCGTGAGGGGATTGCCTTGTACGAGGAGTACGGTCTTAATCTGATGCTGAAAGCCACTTTCCGACGGAATACCGAAACGGAACTGCTTCGTGCCACCCTGATGGAGGAGCTGCGCAAGCTTGCCGGACTTTCGGAAACAGCTTTCAGGACAATGCAACGGAAAGCGGCGGACTCTCCCCACATTTCTTCAGCTTTTATAGGGGCGGTGGGAGAGATCAATGCTGAGGAAACCACAGTGAATGTTCCTGTCACTCCGGTTGTGGAAAATGTGATTCGTTTCCGTGACCGTTTCCCCTTCCTCAATTCTCCGGACTGTCCGGATGTACTGAAAATACTGGTTGCCGATATGTTCACGGCCTATGATCTTTATTTGAAAACTTTCAGGGAACTGGGTGAGCTGCCGGATGACGCTGAACTGGAACAGGCGTTTGGCATAGCCAAAACAACTGTGGAGAATTACCTGGAGGACCGGAGTATCTGGGAGGAGTTGGAATATTACCGTGACAACCATGTGCTACTCGGGAAACATCCCCGTGTTGCCGCCTCTCTAGCTTCTGACGAGCTTTCTAACAAAAGTGACCTTGAGGTGATGAATATCCGTAAGAATGCGGCCAGCAATGTGTCCAAATGGAAGAAGAAGCTTGAAACCGTTGAAGGTGAGGAGGAACGTGCGAAGGCATTGGCGGCAGTGGATAAATGGGAGTCTATGAAATCGGCCGCCGAGAAGGAACTGGAAAACAGAAAAAAAAACTGATATTTCGGAAAGGGACGCTGGAGGATGGGATCAATGGGCTGCTCTTGAAAATGGAGCGTTTCTCCCACCCTTGTGACCGTGGCGAGTTTACCCATTTACTGTCTACAAAAAAATGCGAACTGGCGGACCTGGAAGAATGTTTGAACAGATTATCTTATGAATGATATTCCCCCTGACAGCCTGGCTCTGACTGGAGAGCAGAAAAATGAAGTCCGGCGTATGGCGGCTCTGGGCTATAGTCCCGAGGATATTGCCACCTATCTTGGCCTTGACGCTTCTGAATGTTTTCTTTTTGTTTATGATGCCGGTATTCCTGGAACCACCATTCGAGGGCTGATCCGTGAAGGCGTGCTTGTCTCACGGGCCGCTCCCGAGATAAAGCTGCACGAAGCAGCCGAGGACGGGAATATCGATGCCGTCAAGTTGCTGGCAGAGATCCAGGAACGCCGTCTTTTTGAGAATTTGTTAAAAGATATGGATGAATATGAGTGAATTGCCGGTCAGACCTTCAAGAGTGGACTTTGAAAAGGTTGATCTGAACCAGATCCAGCGCATTCTTTCCACCGGGACGTTGGATTCGTTGCGTCCGGAAGAGAGGGAGTATTTCTCTCTAATGGAGATGGTACGTGGTCTGCGTGCCAGGATGCGTTTTACTAACGGCAGGATGGTGACAAAGGCGGGAATAATCAGGCTGTTGAAATCGGAACCGTACAGCCTGTCCGACTGGATGGCCCGACAGGTGTATAATGACAGCATCAATTTTTTCTATACCCAGGACAACATCCGTCCGGAGGCGTTTGCTGCCCTGTATGCCGAGCGTGCCGAGAAGTGGGCGGACGCCGCTTTTCTGGCCGGCAAGATCAAAGAGGCAAGGGCTTTGTTGAAACTTGCCGGTGAATACCGCGGATGCTTCAGGAAGGAACAGGCGGAGATACCGGAAGAGCTTCTAAACCAGAAAAAGGTTGATATCTATACGGCCAGCCGTGAGGATCTGGGTGTTCCCGCCATTGATAGAAAGGAACTGGAGGGTTTCATCGACTCGATACCGGAGATACCTGTTGCTGTGCGTGACAATCTGAAAGAGGACGCACGGATAAGAAAGTTTGATTTGAAAAAACGTATGATTTATGATATCGAGGAATTTAGCGAGGAAGATGGCGAGTGATGAGGATGTGGATGTAAAATTCAGCCATAATGTCCAGATGCTGACCGATTTCGTGGATACGACCATTCTGGTTGTCATAGCCGGGCGTGGTATGTCCAAGAGTACGGTCATACAGTCCAGACGTTCATACAGGTGTATCTGGGAAATGCCCGGCGCACCTTTCGCTTTTGTCGCCAACACTTATGCCAATCTGAAGGACAACATCATGCCTGCCGTACAGAAGGGATGGGAGATGATGGGGCTGTACGAGGGGATACATTATATCCGCGGGAAGGAACCGCCGGCCTCCTGGAAGGCGAAATGCTCCATTATTGTCAATGATTACCGGAACTGCTATTCCTTCTGGAATGGCAGTGTTGTTTTTATGGGTTCGCTGGATAACCCTTCACTGCTTGCCGGCAAATCGGTGGTCCATCTGTTTTATGACGAGTCAAAATATGACAAGGACGAGAAGGTGAACCGTGCCATGCCGGTTCTGCGTGGTGATTCTCTCACTTACGGGGCATCGCATCTGTTTCTTGGTCTGACGATCACCACTGATATGCCTGATGTCAACGAGGGGGAATATGACTGGTATTTCCGTTATGCGCCCAATATGGACCCTGACCGTATAATTCTGATTGTACAGGCGGCTTTTGAACGGAACGGGCTACTGTTGAAACAATTGCGCGAGCAGAAGAAAGACAACCCTAGCCGTTCTGTGCTGGCGCGTCTGGAAAGGAAGATAGATTATTATGACCGGGCCTTGCGCAAATTGCGCCGCGGGCAGACCTTTTTTCTTAACGCGTCCTCCCTGGTCAATGTTGATATCCTGACCCCGGAATATATACGCAACCTGTACCAAGGTACCCTTGAACTGCATGAATTCTGCAAATCGGTGCTAGGTATGCGGCCCGGCCTCCGGCGTGATGTCCGTTTTTATGTGCTATTTGGGCAAAAGCATAAGTATTATGACGGAAGTCCTGGAGGGGAGCCGGCGGAAAATAGCCGGGAGTTGCGCTATCTGCGGCATGACGAACCTCTGGATGGCGGTATGGACTTCGGCAACATGCTTTCTTTCGTGATAGGACAGGAAGACGGAGCGTATTACCGATGCCACAAAAACTTTTTCGAAATACCTCCCGGGTGGTTCCGTGAGCTGGCTGACCAGTTCTTGGATTTCTTTGCTTCACATGAATGTAAGGAACTGTCGTTGTATTATGACCGAGCCGGCAATAATTTTGAAAGACAGGGGGAGGATTATGCCAGGAAGATAAAGGATGCCATAGAGAAGGATGCCGATGGTCGGCGGACCGGATGGACCGTCATTCTGATGAGCCGCAGACAGAGTATCATCCCCCAGTCGGAGGAATACGGATTCATGCAGGAGTTGATGAAGGGAGAGAATGGGCAATTGCCCCGATTGCTGGTTGATGCGGTGAATTGCCGTGAAATGGTCAGCAGCGTTGAGAAAGCCCCAGCCGGCATCCGCTATAAGGGTGAAACCAAGGTGGTGTTCAAGATCAAGAAGAGTGAAAAGCTTGCCCCGAAGAAACTTCCCATGTTTTCTACCAATTTCAGTGACGCTTTCAAATACCTGATGATGCGCAGAAACTGGCGTCGCATTGTCCGTATTGCCCGTGGCAACAATGCAAATCCCTATATTCCCGGTTTTGAGGAGTGATTTCTGTCCGTACTAGGCATCCCGCCGTTTTTCTCTGTCATATTTCACGAAAATTGCCTGGGGCAATTGCCCCGGGACTTCTGAGCGGCCCGCACGGAAACAAAAGACGTGGTTTTAAAGATTTTGGTTTTACGGTGTTATTTGTTGAAAATAATATATTTATGTGCTTTTACAGCAAAATTCAAGGCTGAAATACGCACATTTTGAATGATAAATACGAAAATAAGGGGGAAATCAGTCATTTTTTGGATGGTTTTTCACTGGATCTTGCGAAATGCCTTGCGGGGGAAGGCGAAAAAGAACCCCCGGCTTGTAAGTAGTTATCTCACCCACATACTTACACAAAGATGCGGCACAACGTACGGCGGAAACAAATACCCTCTGCTGCGTTATGTCGCATTTTGTATGTGATAGTTAATAAAGTCTGAGAATATATGCATAATATCCCCAAAGGTTTTTATCTTTGCAATAAATTTAGTATTAATAGAAAGTAAACAAGGTATGTTTGAATATAAACCTCTTCCAAAGTGTATGAAAAAATATTTGGTATGAGAGTACGGATAAATAATATAAAGGTTATTGATTTATTCTGCGGTATTGGTGGGTTAAGTCACGGCTTTGTGCAGAAAGGTTTTAATGTAGTTGCAGGTTTTGATATTGATAAAACTTGTCAATATGCCTATGAATATAATAATAATGCTAAATTTTTTCATCAAGATATAAACTCTGTAACAGGCGAACAGTTGGCTAAATTATACAAAAGAAGCAAAATAAAAGTCTTGGCAGGATGCGCTCCTTGTCAACCTTTTTCTTCTTATTCTTTTAAGGTGAAAGAAAAAGATAAAGGTAAGTATGGATTGTTGTATTCTTTTGGACGCTTAGTGGAGGAAGTTTTACCTGAAATTGTTACGATGGAAAATGTACTCCAAATAGTCAATTTTAAAGAGCCTGTGTTACAAGATTTTGTAGATACCTTGAATCGTTGTGGCTATTTTGTTAGTGTGAACAAGGTATTTTGCCCTAATTATGGTATTCCCCAATCAAGAAAACGTCTAGTATTATTGGCTTCGAGATTAGGTTTTATAGATTTAATACCTCCAACTCATACCAAAAAGAATTACGTGACAGTGCGTGATACAATTGGTTGTTTGCCCCCTATTAAAGCAGGGGAGGTTTATCCTACTGATGCTTTACATGCTGCTACAAATTTGGGTGAATTGAATATGAAGCGGATGCTTGCTACCCCTCCAGGAGGTAGTTGGAAAGATTGGCCTGAAGATTTATTATTGGATTGTCATAAAAAGAAAACTGGTAAGACATATGGTAGCGTATATGGTCGTATGTCATGGGATGAACCTTCTCCGACTATGACTACTTTATGTACAGGAATAGGTAATGGTCGATTTGGACATCCAGAGCAAAATCGTGCCATTTCGGTTAGAGAAGCTGCTTTACTTCAGACATTTCCAATGGAATATCAGTTTTTCTCTTCTGATGATGTTGTATCTATAGCAAAGGCTTCTAGATATATTGGAAATGCTGTTCCTCCCAAACTGGGTGAAGTGATAGCAGAATCAATTATAAGACATTTGAAAACTTTAAAATGAGTTCTATGGCAAAAAGAAAAATTTTGGTTTTGGATATTGAATCTGTTAAAAAAATAGAAACCCAAATAAGAGAAGAAAAAATACCGTATGATTATGATACGAAAGAATATCCCATAGAAGTTATTAATATGAAAATGGAGAAAAAACAATTGTTTGTCCCTGAATACCAAAGAAATTATGTTTGGGATGATAAGCAAGCTTCTCGTTTTATTGAATCTTTATTATTAGGGGTGCCAATAATGCCTTTCTTTGTGTCTTCTGTATTTGAACAAGAAGGAAAATTGGAGATTATAGATGGTTCTCAAAGATTAAGAAGTATCCAAAAGTTTATCAAAGATGAAATAAGATTAATTGGACTTAGGAAATTGACGAGTTTGGAAGGCTTGTATTATACTAGCTTACCTGAGTGGGTTAAAAATGATTTTTTACTTAGAGATTTAAGATTCCATGTAATTAATGAGAAGGCTGATTTTTCTGTAAGGGCTGATATTTTTGATCGTATAAATACAAGTTCGAAGCGTTTGACAGATAGTGAAATAAGGAAAGGGGCATTTCAGGGGGAGTTTTATTCTTTTATCATCAAATGTGCAGCTAATGATACGTTTAGAAAAATGTGTCCAATTAGTAAAGAGGCCGCAAAACGAGGAGAATACGAGGAACTTGTTTCGCGTTTTTTTGCTTATTCTGAAGGATATGAATATGCAAAACACGAAGTTGCAGGTTTTATAAATAAATATATTCAGCGTAAAACGGAAGAAGGTTTTAATAAAATGGAGTTAGAGCAGGATTTTTTTTCAATGTTGAATTTTGTAAAAGAAAACTTTGCTCCAAATTATTTTTCTCCAGGACGAAATGCTACTCCTAGAGTGCGTTTTGAAGCCATTGCTGTTGGTGTCCATTTAGCATTGAAAGAAAAGCCTACATTAAAAGTAAAAAATATAGATTGGATAATGTCCGAAGAATTTAAAAAGAAGACTACATCTGATGCTAGTAATAATCCAGGTAGGCTAAAAGGTAGAGTTGAATTTGTAAGAGATAATTTGTTGAAAAGCTGTATTTAAATGAATATTGTAGATAATTTGTTCTTAATAAGGGAGCAAGAGATTGAATTGTATTTTGATTACTTGCAATGTTTTGATAATACAGTTTGTAAGATACAATATACATCTGATTTCGATGGGCAATCATATGAAAAGAGACTTGAACAGGATTTTTATAAAATATTAAAAGCAAACGGCTATCTATTGCTTTATAATTTAATAGAAGCGGTGGTTGAGAAATCATTGGATGCGATATTTAATAGAATAAATGAAGAAAGCCTTTCTTTTTCAGTGTTATCTCAGAGTATAAAAGCTTTGTGCATTAAAATGCATTGTCAACATATTCAGAATAGTATAACTAATGCTAATAAAATTCGAGATGAAATAAGAGATGTTATTGATTATTTTGTGAATAATAAGATTGTATCTGTTTCAAAAGGGTTGTTATCAGGACGGTCTGGAAACTTGGATTCTTTAAAAATAAGAGAGATATCGCAAGAATTGGGTATTACCCATTCTGCTACTTGTCCAAAATTGCAGTTGATAAAAAATAAAAGGAATAATTTAGCACATGGTGATATAAGTTTTGCAGATGAGGGAAGAAATATCGTTTTGTCTGATTTGGTTGAATATAAGAATGAAACGATCTCATATTTGAATATATTTATTAATGATGTGAAGGATTTTATTGATAATAAGCGGTATAAGTAGCTTGTAAAACATAGACAATCTTTGGTTGTCTTTCCATCTGACATAAATAATCTTTGTTGCTGAGAAAAATAGTTTCTTCTTGTTTGTCTATCACAAAAGAATTTCTATCTTTTGCGGAGTCAAACATACGACGGAATGTAATCCGTACCGCGAGCTTCGGTTAATGCTCATATTTTAATGGGCTTTTTTTCTGCCTATACAGACCATTTTCGTAAAGTCACGAAAATGATAATACATATAAAGGATCTTGTAGAAGTCGCAACTTGTTTGCAAAATCTACGGCTGTCTTTCCCGCATTATTTTAATGCTCCGGCATAGAGATTAATGAGATGTTTGGCGACACGGGAAATGGCAGCCGTTCTTTTTTCTGCCTATAACGCCAAACATCTCATTAATATGAAACAAACAGTTTCAATTCCTGCTACCGACATAAATGTCGTGAGCAAATCGTCAGTCCTAACTATGTGGCTGAACCGTGAGAATCAATTATTATCTTCCGTACTTGAAGAATCAGTGTCTAACTGTCAGGTGTGCTTTATGGCTCATGCCTCCTTGGCTTTCATGGCACTGGTAGGTTCTGCTTTCAAGAAACTTATCCAAAAAGTTTGTGGATTAAAAAATAATCCCCATATTTGCAGTGCTCTTCTTATTGGTCAGGCGGACAGTACCGCCAACATAGCCGTTGGCATTTTTTATGCCCATGGTTTATCATATAGTTCCGTCCCGTGTGGAAGCTTAATGGCTCCACTGCCTGGCCAAGGTGAAGAGCAACGGGGAGCGGAACTTTATTCGTTTCTACCCTTTATGTTTAATTTTTAATAGCTCTTCATTATGGTGAACAAAGAATTATCGTTATCCGTAAAAACTGCGGAAACATCAGCTATTGCTACATGGCTGAAATCTGAGAATGTTTTTTTCTCTTCCATATTGGAAGAAGGTGTTACTAACCGTCAGGTGTGCCTTATGGCTCATGCTTCCTTAGCTTTCTCGGTATTGGTATGTGCAGCATTCGTGTCGGCTGTTCCTGCATTGCTTTGCCTAGCTTGGTTTGTTGTGTCGTTACATCTTGCTTGGAAAGGAGGCCTGAAATGAAATTCTTTATTAATAAACCCAAAACTTACCTGTCTGTCAACAATAAAGGCAGGGCTATGAACCAGTGGATTTCCACTTTCGCTCATGTCTTGATTCCTGATGAACTGTCACGTGATGCCTTTATTGAGGCTGTTCGTGCCAAAGCGTCCATGTTGGACGAAGAATTTCCAAGAACCAAACCGCTTCATGTGGATGTTTTAAGAGGTAATTACATACAGATCTCAGTTTATCCCGAAAAGAATCAATTTAATACAGTTTTTATAGTTAATATTTATCCAGTATGCGGTGAGTTCCGCTTCTGTGAATCTACAAACCCTAAAATATTGGAAGGAGGTCTGAAATGAAAGGAGAAGGATTTAACCCGAATGCTATCATAACAGATCAGGTGATAGATGCGCTGGCTGATATTCAGGATCATGAACCCGGTTCTTTTCGTGAACATACGGAGAAATTAACGGATATTCTGTTGGATGACTTTGAGTTGATGGAACCGGACAATCTGAAAAGGAATCTGGACTTGGTGCAATTCTTTCGGTTCTATGCAGGACTGATAGAGAAACTGCATCCACAAGGCAAGTAGTCCTGTCCTTTATCCCATATTGTATTTGTCCCATATTTGCTTGAAAAATAGCGAATATGGGACAAATTAATTTATATACCGCAGTCGAGGAGATGAAAGCGGTGAGCAAAGCTGAAGGGACATTCAGTATCAAATTCCGGAAATACAACCGTCAGAAACAGTCTGGCGGTGATCTGGTGTTTTTGAAATCGGCCAGGCTTCGTTCCAAGGCTTCTGATGAAAAAATAGAGAATGCCAGCCATAAACTGTTTCTTGTTGATACGGAAACAGGCAACGCATTGAACTGCTGGCAGATTCTGGTAGTGGAATTTAACGGACAGAAAACAGTTTTGTAATATGGAGGTAAGACGTAGCGGAAATTTCGGCTTTGTGGACCCCGGCAATGGATCGCTTTATTCCTTTGACATATCGGGACGTGGCAAGGGATGGGAACCTTCCAGCATCATGCTGAACCATAACCGTAACACCTGTTTCACGAGGAAGATGAGTGTGGCCGGATATGATATCGTTCCGATGGGGGATAACAATGACATGCCCGGAGAGGTCATGCGTCTGCTTGACCGGTTTTATGCCGGCGAGGGTATTCTTGGCAAGATCGCCGGTCTGCAATGGGGGGACGGTCCCCGATTCTATGAAGATGCCATTGATGATACGGACAACCGTTTCTATAAGAAATGGGTGCTTGCACCTGATATTGAGTCGGACATGTCTTCCTGGGATTATCGGATTTGTATGCACCGTTGTCTGGTTGATCTCACCCACATGCAGGGCTTCTTTATCAAGTTTGTCCGCAACCGTGCGCCCCGTATCGGTGGGAGGGGGAAGTTACTAAGGTTGGAGCATATTCCTTATCAGCGTGCCAGACTGTTGTACCCTCCTCCTGGGAAAAATGATCCGGAAGGTATTGTTGTGGGAGATTTCCCTTTCCCGGACCCTGAGTATATGGAGAGGTATCCCATGTTTGATCCGGCAGATCCTTTCCGTTATCCGGTGTCTGCCAGATATTACAACATCTATTCCTTCTGTAAGGATTTTGTCAGTACTCCGCGTTTTCTGGGAGCCTTTGACTGGCTGGAGATAGCCGGTACCCTGGCACCATTACTGCATAATTATAATCTGAATTCCAGTGCGCTCAGTCTGCATATCGAATCTCCACAAGGGTATTGGGACAAGGCGGAGGAACGTTTGAAATCCGTATGCCGCAAGCGTGGGGAAACCTATACGGCCAAGATGCTGGAGGATTACAAGGACGAATGCATGGAGAAATTTGCCGGAGGTATTACCGGGATGAAGAATGTGGGGAAATATATGCACACCACCCGGTTCTGGAGCGATGAAGCCAACGATTTCGAAGGATGGAAGGTGACTCCTATAGACAAGAAGGTGAAGGATTACATTGAGGCACAGATCAGAATCAGCAACAAGGCTGACGCCGCTGCCACTTCCGGGTTCGGCATTGATCCGGTACTGGCGAACCTCATATTGGAAAACAAGCTGAGCAGTGGAAGCGAGAAACTGTATTCCATCAAGGTCTACAACGCGTCTGAAACGGCTATTCCGGACATGATACTCTGCAAGCCGGTGCAGGAGTATATTAACGCTAACTGGCCGGGAACAGATATACGTATCGGGCTGTACCGGAATGTGGTGAGTCAGGAAGAGAATGTGTCGCCGGGAAACCGTATGAAAGAAAATATATAAGTGTAAGTGTATGAAAATGATTTTTGATAAAAACGAGGAAGGCAGACAGGAGCTTGTCTCGGCACTGGGAATGATTTCCGACAGCCTGGACTATTCCAAGTGGAAGCCGGTGCTACCTTTGGCCGCACGCCAGCTGACCGGTATTGTCGGGGCGGACGTGCTTTCGGCGATAGTTGACCTTTATTGGGCTGAGGACCTGGATCTAGAGAAAGAGGAACTTGTATTCATGACGCAGCGTGCCGTGGCATATTTCGCATGGGTGAAGGTTGTCCCCACGTTGGACGCACAGCATGGCGGTAGCGGAAGGCAGAAGAAACTGGGAGAAAATGAGAAGGGGCTGACTGCCCTTCAGGAATACAAGGATGAAATGAACATCCTTAATCTGGCGTATGAGTCGGTGGATGCTCTGGTAGGATTCTTGGAGGAGAAACAGTTTGATTTCTGGAAGAAAAGCCGGGCTAAAAGACAGATGGACGGATTGCTCATCCGTTCCAAGGATGAGTTTGACGAGTTTTATCATATCGGCAGCCACCGTCTTTTTCTCGTACTGGTTCCCATTCTGCGTGAAATACAGCGTACAGACATTCTGCCTGTTGTCGGAAAGGAGCGGTTTGATTGGCTTGTCAGAAGGGATCCGGACGTATGTGACACTCTCTTGGAGGAATGCCAGCGACCTCTGGCGCTGTTGGCCGTCAAGAAAGCGGTTGAACGCCTACCCGTAGAGGTTATTCCGGAAGGTATCGTACAGGTGCAGCAGACTGGAACTATAAAGGAAAAGTTACGGGCAGAGAAAGAGGCGCGGAAAAGTGTGGCGGACAGCCTTCAGGCCGATGCCGACCGGTATCTTCAGGAATTGCAGGATACGGTGGCGGCTTTGGACGCTGCGCCTGAGGAGGTTGATTTCTATGTTTCAGGTCCCACGCTTCAAAGCAAGGGAATAACCTTTTGATTAAATGCGTGTAATATATTATCAGAACAGACAGGTGAATGTGCCGGAAACGCTTGAGGAGCTGACTCCCGCCCAGTATTACCGTTATCTGGAGATCGCCACCATGGCGAACCAGCATATATTGTCGGAATCCGGGATACGTTTGAAACTTCTTTCCCTTTTTCTGGCGCTTCCAGTTGATATGGGGCATCTTCCTCCATCCACGTGGAAGGAAACGCTGGCGCTGTTGTCCCTGACGGATCCGTTTGTTATCCGTGAGGGAAAATCTTTTCGACTGGACCTGAGTACCGGAATCAATCTTCTTCCGGAATGGAACGGTTTTCACGGACCGGAAGACATGCTCAACGGGGTATCATTTGACACCTTCTGTAAGTGCATGGCACTGATAAGACGGATGGGTGATGAGGGTGGCGGCGACAGGGACATGATATTGCGGGAGTTCGGAAAAGTTCTTTATACGGCGGGAAGGGAAGGTGCGGAACCGCCAATTCTGCTCTGTCTTCATGCATATCTGTTTTTTATGAATGTGTTTGCCATCATCCGGGAGGAGCCTTTGGAGATTGACGGTGAAACGGTTGACTTGCGGATTCTTTTCCGACAAGATGAGAAGCCGGAAGCGGATGACCATACCGGCTGGACGGGCATTGGGATGGATATCGCTGAGAACGGGGCATTCGGGAACTATGCAGAGGTGAGGGCGACACCGTTCTGGGATATCCTTATTTTCCTTTACAGAAAGAAGTTTGAAAAATTACATACCAAAAGATAGAGCCTATGATCAGTTTGAAAACCTATCGTGAGTATTATGAGGATGTCATGCGGCGTGTACCTGGCATACATTCCGTCAGAGTAGTGAATGTGGACCAGGACATGAGCGACTGCCTGAAAAGTATCAGTTCTGACGAGCTTCCGGTTCTGTTCGTGGTCGTACCGTCCGCACAGGAAACAGGTACGGATTCGGACAATGTGGAGGAGGATAACCTGTGCCTTATATTTCTGATGGACCGTATGGATATGCAGCGCCGTGGCCCGGTTCGGGTGCTGGAAGATACACAGCCCCTTGTCGAGAGCATCAAGAATGTGATGCGTGGTGACAGGAACAGAGGGTGCTGTCTTATGCGTAATCTTGACCGGATGACTACTACCCCGGAAACAGGATTCTATACGGATTACAGCGGTTGGAGTGTGTCGTTTAAACTTGGTACGGAATGAGTGACGGATGGAACCCAGTGAGGGAGGAGTTCTTCAAAAGAATCCTGTCCCGTGACTTCAAGACCATTTACCAACGGCAGTTGGATATTGCGGAAAGAGGTATTTACCGGGAGGGAAGACAGCTTAAGGTGAGATTCCGCCCGGATAAAATTGTGCCCGGCCGTACAGGTCATCTGCGTGACCGTCTTGCGGCGGCCGAGTTCCAGATAACGGGGGGGGATCCGATAATGCTGGAAACGGGCTACCCTCTTTATATACGTTTTCTTGACATGCGGGAGAAACGCGATCTCCGTATCTATAACCGTCAGATATGGGGGATAGTGTACAACAACGCATTGCCTGATCTGAGAGCGGGCATGTCCGATTCGCTCCGCAAGGAGATCCGCAACCGGCTGGAGGAGTTGTTTCCCTGGCCGGACGGGAATGACGGCACGTATCGTCTGGGATATCGTCCTCATTGATATTTTGCCCCGCTGTCCATGGATATGCGGGGCTTCTCATGTATCTTCCGTCCTTTGCCCTTTCCTTGCCGGTTACTAGTTTTGTCGAAAAGTAACCGTATGAACAAGAAACTGAAAGATGATTATATAAAGTTCACTCTCTCCCTGAACACCAGTGAGGCCCGTGAGGAGCTGAACCGTCTTAACGCGTCCTCCCGTGAGCTGCAACGGACGAATGATGGTTTGCGCAATTCGATGACAGAACTGGTGGCCTCCGGCAAGAAAGGCAGTGATGAGTACAAACGTCTGGAGGCGGAGCTGAAATCCAATTCCAAAGCCATATCCGAGAATAATGCGAAAGTGAAGATTCTTCGCTCCTCCATGAAAAGCACCGAGAAAACTTATGCGGAACTGGCCAAAGAGGCCCGCGGGCTTCAAAAACAGTTGGACAATACTGTCAAGTCCCTTCATCCTGAGGAATATGCCCGTCTGGAAAAGCAGCTGGAGGAAACACGAGATGCGATGGCCCGTCTGCGTGGCGGAACCAATGAGGCTTCCGGGGCATTCCTGAAACTGGGGAATATGAAAGCCATGGTAGTGGGTTTCTTCGTATCCGCCGGAGCGGCTGCCCTTGATTTTTTAAAAGACGGTATATCCAAAGCAAAGGAATTTGTCAGAGAAAGCGTGGAGGTGGCCATTCAGGCTGACGGAGTTCTTCATGCTTTTGAGAAGCTGGACCGTCCTGATCTTCTTGCAAACCTTCGTACCGCCACTAAGGGAACCTTGTCGGACCTTGAGCTGATGAAAGCGACGGTCAAGGCAAAGGATTTCCGGATTCCGGTTGACGACCTGGGAAAATATCTGGCATTCGCCCAGTTGAAGGCGCAGCAGACCGGCCAAAGTGTGGAATATATGACAGATTCGATTGTGACCGGTCTGGGGCGCAAGTCACTTCTTATACTGGACAACCTGGGACTTTCCGCCGCAGAAATCAATGAGGAGGTTGCCAAAACAGGTGATTTCATGAAAGGGGTGTCCAATATCATAGACCGCCAGCTAACACAATCCGGATTGTATGTATCCGCATCTGACAAGGCAGCTCAGGCTGATGCAAGGCTGGAAAACGCCAAACTGAGACTAGGAAGACGGTTGTCCTGGTTTGGAGATTTATGGATCAGCCTGAAAAACAAAATGGCTGAAACCGTCAATACAACAGTATCCACCGCCAATGAAAAGTTTTATGAACAGAAGGAACGGGTTGTAAGCCTTTATTCCGAATATATGCCGTTACTGGACCGGTATGATGAATTGAAAACCAAGACCAAACTGTCCTCGGACGAGCAGGCCGAACTTAATACCATCATCACCAAAATCACGGATAATATTCCCGGGGTGATAACCAAAGTGGGGGAATACGGACAGGCGCTGGATATCTCCAGCGGCAAGGCCAGAGAGTTCGTGCGGCAACAGAAGGTATTGTTGGAATATATGAACCGGGAGGCCATCAAGGAAGAGGAAGATAACCTGAAAGAATACAGGAGAAAATATCAGAACGCTCTGAAGGCGCAGCAGGCCGGAGGCGTGTATGTGACCTCTTCCATGAGTAATACCGGATATTCCACCTCCTATTTCGATAATACTCCGGGCACACTGGAACGTATTGATGATGATGTCAGGAGGTATGGCGACATGATCAAGGGGGCTGAGCTTCGTATCCGGGAACTGCGGGGTGAGAGTCTGGAGAAGTCCTTGGAGGACAACGAGAAGAGGATCAAGATGCGGGATGAGTTCATCAAAATGAACAAGAAACAGCTGGAAACATGGCTTGCAGACGAAAAGAATGCGGACAGCCAGTACAGGGACATGGCCGCCACCATTCTTTCCGGCAAATCGGAAATCCAGGCGGATCCTAAAAAAGTCAGCCAGCAGAATGCGGTCAATGCGCAGAGTGTGAAGCTGGAGGACTTGCGGAAGAAACATTTGCAGGAGCGTCAGCGTCAGGAGGAGGAACTGGAATACCGGGTAGCTCAGTCCCGTATTGACGCTATGGAAGCCGGGGCTGAAAAGGAACTGGCACAACGGGAACTAAACAACCGCAGAGAGATATCGCTTCTGCAGCGGCAGAAGGAAGACTATATTCAGGCCGTAATCCAGTTTGAGAAAGAAAAGTTCGAGGCCGAGGAGGAGCTGAAGGCGAAGAAGGACAAGCGTTATGTGAAAAAAAACTTTAACTCTTCTTCAATTTCCGTAGATACATCGGCGTTTGATGCTATTATCGACAATACCACTAGGCGTCATTGGAAAGAAACATTGCGTGATCAGGAAAACGCATGGGACGAGTACCTGATCAAATACGGTACTTTCCAGGGAAAAAAGGAGGCGTTGACACGTAAATACAGAGCATTGATGGATAGTGAGTCTGATGCCGGCAGGATCGCATCGCTACAAAAGGAATTTGAAAAAGCCCTGTCAGCCTTGGATGTTGACAAGTTGAAACAAGAGATCAACTGGGAGCTGATATTCGGGGATTTAAGCAAGGTGTCTAAAAAAGAGCTTGACAAAGTCCGGGCACAGTTGAAACTGTTCCGTGAATCCGATGAGTATAAGAATATGGCTGTGGAGCAAAAAAAAGTTGTTGACGAAGCTTTGGACGGAATACAATCTGCAATTATTGACAAAGGCGGACTGCTTGGTGATCTTCCTGACCAGCTGGACAACCTGAGGAAAGCCCAGGAGGAACTGGCCAAGGCTCAGGATGAATATAACATGTCCCTGGAAAGTGGAACACATGCCGAGCAGGAGGCGGCGAAAAAAAAGCTTAATACCGCTTCCCAGAATGTCTCGAATGCAAAAACAAATGTGGATAAGTCATCAAAGAAGGCTATAGACAATATAACCGGAGTCACCAACGCCATTGTACAGCTCGGGGAGGCGGACATGAGTCTTTCCTCTTTCGGGGAGAGTGTCGGGTCATTGGTTGACGTACTCTCGGAATCCGGATCGAAGATAGGCGGGATCATTGCCGCCATCCTAGCCATACTTGACCAGATCGGTGACCAGGGACTTGACAAATTCGTGGGGAATATACTGGAAACTGTGAGCAATGCCGTAGGAGGAATTTTCGATACGGTGGGCTCCATCTTTGGAATCAAGGGGGCCGGTGGTATTTTCCATGGTGCTGATTATTCCGGTTATAATGAAATGGTGGCACAGTATGAGAATCTGCTGGATATCTGGGACGAGCTGCTTGACAAAAAGAAAGCATATATAAATGAAAGTTACGGTGCGGAAGCATCCAAAGCCGGAGAGGAAGCTCTGAATATTGCAAAAAACGAGCTGGAGGTACAAAAGAAACTTGCCGAGGCACGTCTGAGTGCCGGCAGCAGTATCGGAAGTCACAGCCAAGGCTACAGGATGTGGAAAGGCTCCTACAAATGGGAAGGCCAGAACTGGCGTGATGTCGCTGGGGAGATATCCAGGGAGTACGGTGTGACGTTCAACGAGATGAAGGATATGATCAATATGTCCCCGGAAATCTTGCAGTCCATCAGGGAGAATTATGCCGGACTCTGGTCAGTCATGGACGGAGAGTTCAGGAACCATCTGGAAAATATCATCAAATATGGCGAGACGGAGAAGGAGATTCTAGAGGCGGTGAAAGAACAGATCACCGGCATATCCTTTGACAGCTTTGAGGATTCCTACTGGGAGATGATATCCGATCTGGAGAACGGGAACGAAGAACTGGCTGAGAATCTGGAGGAACAGCTCCGCAAATCCATTATCAGAGCCATGATGGCCGACAAGTACAAGGAGCAGGTCAGAAAGCTGTATGAGACTTGGGCGGAATATGGCGAGGACGGTTATACGAAAGATGAAGTCGATGCATTGCGTGAGATGCAGAAACAATTGTCTGAAGCAGTCCTGGCCGAGAGGGACAGCCTGGCGGATATCTTTGGATGGAGTGCGTCCGGGGATTCCTATTCCCAGTCCTCTTCTATAGGCTACACTACCACCATGAGCCAGGAAACAGGTGAGGAAATCAGCGGACGGCTGACAGCCATGTATGAGTCCAATGTGCGTTTGGAAACCAAAGGAACGGAAATGAATGCAAGCATGCTTATCATTTCTACGGCGGCATTAAATATGGCGAAGGAACTTGCAACTCATTCAGTGTGTGTCACGGAAATGCGTGATGTACTGCATGAATGCAACGGCCATTTGGAAAAAATTGAGAAATATACCGGCATATTGAGCGGCATGGACGACACTCTTGCCGAGATCGAAAAAAACACAAAAGGAATGTGATTATGGAGAGGAACGCTTTTATTAATGGCAAGAATATCTGGAGCACATGGGGTGCGGAGCTGATGGACGGAGCTTTGGAGGCTATACTAACACCCCCTCCGGTAAAGGACTATATCGAAAATGACAGCAGACTGGAACATGGCATACAGATAACTTCATCGCCTGAGATCTGCAAGATGGACTCCAGGGAACTCAGCCTGCCTTTTTTTATTACGGGAAATTCACAAAGTGACTATCTGGATAAATATTCGTCCTTTGTGTCCGAACTGGTAAAGGGTAAAATTGCACTGAAAATCCCGGCACTGGGGAAGATTTACAATTTGTACTATCTGTCTTGTGGCAAGTATGGAAGCTACGGGAAATGCCGGGGAAAGTTTATGGTCAAACTTAAAGAACCCAATCCGGGCGACAGGGAAGATATTGTATGAAAATTGAGATCAGAAATTCAACTGGTGAACTATGTTACCAGGATGTTGTCAGAAAAGGCAGCAAACGTAAGTTCACACTCATGAAGGAAGACTTCATACTTTTGAAGTTTTCCCTGAAATCCCCTGTCTTTTTCAAGCTGGGGGACTGGACGGAGGACACACGTTTCGGCCGGTTCGAACTATGCGATCTGTACAAACCCAAGTACAACAGGAAAACCGGGGCATACGACTATGAGCTTCAGCTTGATGCCTATTATTGGAAATGGAAAAACAAAATCTTCAAATATACCCCGGAAACGACCGGACAGGAGGCGTCCTGGAACCTGACCGCCCCGCTTGACGTACAAGCCGGTATAGTCCTGAGAAATTTAAAGGCTCTTGGTTACACATACAAAGGACAGGATTTTGTTTTCTCCATTGACAGTACGGTAGAGAACAAATCACAACTGATGTCTTATGAGAACATCAACATTTTGGATGCCTGTTTCTCCATGGCGAAAAAATGGGATTGCGAGTGCTGGATAACCGAGAATATAATCCATTTCGGGCGTTGTGAGTCTGGCGACGCGGTGGACTTCGAGATCGGGAAAAACGTGCAGGAAATGCCACGATCTGAATCCCGGTCCACCTATGCGACAAGAATCTATGCTTTCGGCTCGACAAAGAACATCCCTTCTAACTACCGTCCGGTTGATGAGACCGTGGTTGTGAACGGTGTGGTGCAGCGCAGGCTGATGTTACCCGAAGGAACCCCGTACATAGACGCTTATCCCAATATGACCACCGAGGAATCCATTGAACAGGTGGTTATCTTCGATGAAGTCTATCCCCGAAGAACGGGCACCATGTCGGATGTTACTACCATCGAGGTGACGGACAAGGTGGAGAATGAGGACGGCACAACCACTGAGGAAAAATGGAATGCCTACCGTTTCAGGGATACAGGTGTTAACTTTTCCGAGAAATATATCCTCCCCGGTCAGGAGCTGAGGATACGTTTCGCGTCCGGGCTTCTCAACGGTCTGGAGTTCGCCGTGAAGTTCAATCCTGAGGGAAAGCCGGAGAAGCTGGAGGACGGCGGCTGGAATCCCGATGCACAGTTATGGGAGATAGTCAGGAATGAGGACTATGGCAGACCGCTTCCCGGTGATGTGCTCTTTCCCCAGGATGGAGATGAATATGTGCTTTCCGGCTGGGACAGCACGAAAATAACCGAACTTGGGCTTGTGGGTGCCGCCGAGCAGGAGCTGAAGGAAAAGACTGAAAAGTACGCTGCCAAATCCAAGATAGACCCGAGTACCTATGGCTGCACGATGATGTCAAATGACGCATACCGTGAGGATGGCGTTCATAATATCTATGGCATCGGTCAAAAGGTCAACCTTATCAACAAGGCCTATTTCGAGAACGGAAGGCAGTCAAGGGTTATCGGATTTGAATTCAATCTTGATTTAGCTTATGATTCCCCTATATATACTGTCGGGGAAACCGCTGCCTATTCCCGTATCGGGGAGCTGGAGGAAAAGGTTGAGAGCCTTACCCTGAAGGGACAGACCTATACGGGTGGTGGCAGCGGTGTGTATGTGATCGGAAGCCACGACTCCACCCCTGCGACAGACCATAACGTGTATTCCGCATTACGCTCGTTGAAAACTTTTCTTCGTAAAGATAAAGAAGATATCGCTAATGAGCTGATCACGTTCCTGAAAGGTTTTTTGGTTGGTAAGAATGGTAGTGGAATTACTGTACTGGAAGATGGTACCTCTCAAGCCGTTGTTGACCGGCTTTATGTGAAGATTAAGGCTGTCTTTGATGAACTTGAAGTGAAAAAGAAAACGCATGTTGGTGGTGAACAGATCATATCTCCGGCCGGAATGAAGTGTGCCAGGGTGGAGGAACTTGATGAGAGCTACCGCTGTTTCTTTTTGTCGGAAGTCGATGGTATTACAATCAATAACGAATTTACAGTCGGTACATTAGCATTAGCCCAAGAATTTAATATTAAAGAAGGAACATCTCACAATGTATCCAACCGCTACTACTGGCGCGAGGTGACAGGTGTAGGATCTGACTATATTGATTTGAGCAAAACCAATGCCGACAAGGACAGTGATATCCCGGTTGTCGGTGATGATATTATTGGTTTGGGACACTTGACGGATATCACTCGTCAGGCAGCTATAATCCTTTCTTCTGTTAATGAAACTTCGCCTTCCATTATTTTCTATCAAGGTATCAACTCTTTCTCTCTTGCCGGGAAAGAAGTCATCGGGCTGGGCTTTGACAAGTCCACCGGACACGCCTATATCAATGTGTATGGTGATGCCTATATCGGTGCCAAGGATGAGAGCACTTACATCCGTTATACACAAAAAGGCGGTGTTGATATCAAGGGTATGTTCCACATCGAAAAAGGTTCCACCGGATGGCGTAACATGGAAGGGCTTCCGGATGAGATACAGGTGGCTGCCGATTTGGCCCAAAAGGCTCAGGATGCGATAGACAATGCGGCTGTCGGCTCGGTCAATCTGTTGCGTAACTCCGGGTTTACCGGAGATTATGAGAGTGAAACATTGTCCTCTGATACTCAATTGTCTGCTGATACCGATTTGTATAGTAAACAATTAAAGTATTGGACGGGTGTGGCTACCGTATCCGCGGACAGTGCTGCCGGCTCCGGATATTCTGCCGCAATCGGTAGTTTGTCCCAGTCCGTATCATTGATTAAAAATGAGAACTATGTTATATCCTTTAAAGCTAAAGGTGTGTCTGTGGCTGTTTCGTGTGGTGATTTCAGCACAACTCAGCCTCTTACGTCCGGTTATCAAAGATACACTTTCAAGTTCGCATTTAACGGTACAGGTATTTTTATGCTTAGCGGTACCGCAACCGTTTGTGACCTTCAACTAGAAAGAGGGACCATTGCCACAGACTGGAAACCGTCCATTTTGGATAACGACAAGGCAACAGCCGGTTTTCAGTCAATCAATTATATCGCCAGTGCGATCAAGGATGGATCTGTGGATATTCTTGGCGGTCTGATATTGGCCAATATGATCCAACTGGGTAATTACAAGAATGGCAAGTTACAGAAGGTCACCGCCGGAGTTAGCGGCATATACAATGACGATGATGATGTGGCGTTTTGGGCAGGAGGAAAACTGGAACAGGCTATATTGACCGTAATGAGGTTTCGTAATGACCCCGATTACCAACCCACCGATGAGGAATGGGCAAATATGGCGAACTTCGTTGCCACTCATGGTGGCGATACGTTCCTTCGTGGCTATATTTATGCCTTGGGTGGTAAGTTCCGCGGTGTGGTTGAAGCCTTGGGCGGATTTTTCCGCGGAAAAGTAGAAACATCTGTTGACGGGAAACGCATTGTCATTGATCCGGATAAAAATACTCTTGAAATGTACACGACTGAAGGACATGCCACCTTGATATTAAGGTTCGACACATCATCGGACGGATGGGAATATGGTGATTTGATTTTGCGGAAATATGCAGGGGACCAATTGATACTAGAAACGACTGTATATCCGGAACGTATCAGAATACAGAATTATGTAGAAAATACGGATATCATTCTTAATCCCAATAACGTATCCTTTTATGGTTCTAAAGGCGAAACGCTGTTAGTCGGAATGAAACCGGTATATAATGGAGTGGGTGTGTATAAGCATGTGGCCAATATTGATTGCAGTAATTGGCCGGGGAAAGATGATGTTTCGTCAGGTCAGGTATATGTGGAATATGAGACAGTAGAAGGAGTCGTGACAAACGGGACTTTAAAAGTAAAGAAGTGATATGGAACTGAATAGTATTAACAAGACAGGTACTTGGAGTGAGGCGGCAGACCGTCTTAACAACAACTTTAGCAAGACTTCTACCGAACTAGAAAAGGTCAAGCAGAACGGTATCCGCAACAAGGGATTATTTTCTACTCTTAAATTGCTGGAAGAGGCTGTTCCATCTCCTGTTGTAGGTGACTGGGCTGTTGTGGGGGATACCATACCGGGCCCTATATATGAATGCAAGATAAAGGGGGCATGGAGTCCTACAGGCACGACAGGAGGTGGCGGAAGTGTTGACTTGAACGGATACCTGACAGCCGAGGAGATAGACGATGTAACATCAATATTATAAGAGTTATGATAAGAATTAATTATCAGTCCGATTTTAAAATCATAGAGAAGAGCCTGAATGGAGATATAAATACTCCCTTCCGGTTTACTTACCGCACAGTCCTGTCGGGGTGTGTTGTTGCGGAGTTTGACGGGCACGGGTACAAGAACTGCCGCAGGCTTGATGATGGTGGTCTGCTGGTCATTTTTGACAGGCATGGACTACGTCCCGGTGCTCTGTCGGTCAAACGCGAATACTATCTTTCCGATGCTGATTTTGCCGATGGCATCTGCAATCTTGTATCGGTGGAGAATACAGGTGTTATCCTCGTTGCCGGAAAGACGGATGAGAGCACGGCGGAGATCATTTCCTATCCGGATTATGCCGCATATAATGCGGTGCAGAGCGTCCCTCTGTCAGAGAGGGAGTATGATGATGTGCTGAGTGATTTTGTACCTCCTCTGCCACCGGAAGAGAAATAATGATTTAATAGTTAAATAAATAGTTACATAAAATAATGATAGCTTAAGTTCCCCCGGAACTTAGGC